TGGATGAATTTTATCTTCCTGCGATTACAAGACTTGATGTAACCAACAACGGTGCAAGCGCATATAGATTTGATCAGTATGGCACAGATAATAATCCAACAATTTATGCAATAAACGGAACTACCATTGCATTTAAATTAAATGTTGAAGGACATCCTTTTCTGATACAAACTCCTGCCGGTACAAACTATGATACTGGATTGGTACATGTGTCAACCACTGGCACCGTTTCAACAGGGGCTAATGCACAAGGAAAAACTAGCGGAACGTTGTATTGGAAGATACCTAGTTCAATAAGTGGTGGATATAGATATCAATGCAGTGTTCATGCTGCTATGGTAGGTAGTATTACTATAAAGAATTTTGGTACTATTTAGATTTTAATGTAGTTTTTTGCCAGTCGTCCAGTAATTTTACCAGTTGCCTTCTCACTACCATTACTTTGTCTCTTTCAGTGTTCATGTCTGTAAGATTCTGTCTGGTTGCTATCATATCCATGTGAGCCATATCAAACTCTTTGACTTTCTTAACTAGATCTTCTAGGAGTTTACTTGCTCTATTTTTAACATCTGCATCATTAATGATTCCTATCCTAGCGGTTAATTCTTTATATTCAGTTTGGAATCTTTCAGATTTCAATAAACTTAACATTATACTTCTCCTTCCTGCAATTCTAAAATAGTTTCTATCTTGGTTCTTATTAAATTATTACTTAGCGTTGCTCTAAGACCTGTGTGTATATTTTTTGGTAAATCATCCATATCACACCAGCATAGAGTCTTTACGCAATCTGTCAAAAATTCATGTTTAGTAAGACAGATGTATGTATTGTATTCAAACCCCTTATCCTTTGATAGATAGAGTTCTATAGGAATTATTTTTCCATCATTAAAATCATCTAGAACAGGTCGGCCGTCTTCGTACAAATTATTATTCCTAACAAAAGTAGGAACGGTCCACTTTTGATTTTCTAGAATCAGAAGTATTCTTCTCGTGGATAAGGAAAGATATAGAAGTCCTGCTCGTTTTTGCATAAAGATACTTATACAGGATCCGGATCAAGCCTCCAAAATCCTGGTGCATATTCGCCTTCAAATGATTTTAACCATTCATTTCCGTTCCAAACATACTGTATGCCAGTTCTAAGATTTTGGATATAAGTTGGTGAATCTAATTCAGATGGTTCTTTTAGCATGTACCATCTTGTTCCAGACCATTCAACAATTGAATTAGCAAGTAAGACATATGATGTTTGGGTTGAACCATCTGATCCTTTCCATCCGTCTGGACCATCCGTATTTTCCTTATTACCAATTGTTTCAAGCAAAAGGAATCTATGACCGACCGGAATGTTTGATGCTCCATTAAATTTTTCAACAGGATTATACTTGAATGGATCAATAATTGCATCTATTGTTGTATGCTGTGCTGCTGGCCTGAAATTAGATTCTAATACAGTATTACCTGGAATAGTATCCTGATCTAATGATACTAATAATACATGAGGATCAACAGGATTCACAGCAAATGTTCCAGATATTTCATTTCCATTAGGCTGCCTAAAGTGTACCATGCTACCTGCATTGAATCCTCCAAGTGTGGCAAGCACACTGTTCCAGTCTAATTTTCTACCGTTTGTAAATTCTTTTTCATCTATTCCTAATGACTGTATTGCTTGATATTGATCAACTATTGTTAGGTCATAATCATAATCCTGTCCATTATTAGCCTTGAATAGTAAAACATTATATCTGGCATTTGTATAAACTGTATTTCTTCTGTCCTGATTGTAAACAAGGCTTGATAAATCCTTGACTTCGCCTTCGTCTGTAAATATATTTGCAATAATACTTCTTACTATTCCTAACTTCTTTACTTTTGCAGGAGGAGAAATCCAAACAGGAATTTCAAAGTCCACGCTTGCAATATCTATATCAGTATCAATTCCTTGCGGAACTGAACGAGATGCAAAGTTTAGTGTGCTTAAATAAACCACACTTAAACTGGTCCAATCTATATAGTTGTCGGTTGTTTGTATTTCAAGTGCAGGATTAAACATTACAAGTATCTGTTCAAGTAATTGTAATTTTTGATCAGTATTTGATGTCCATATGTCTGCACGCATTGTTAACTTAAATGGGGTTGGCATTATTCTTTCTACGGTTACATTCTTACCCTGTTCGCCGGTATATGATCTATTACCAGCATCATCTTCTGAATATCTTCTTTCTCTAATATTAACTTTGCTTACAAATGTAGGATCAGTTAACCTATCTGCATCAATGTTTAGGCTAGTTATATAACAGGCTATTCTAGGAACTGTTGGTAGTTTATTTTCAGAGTTTTCACGAATAATGTTTGCTACCTGTCTTGTTAGATCACCATACATTACAGGAACAGTCTGTTCAGTTCCATCGCCAGCCTTGTACTTGAAACCTATGAAGATTCTCATGAACTGAGTTACGTATCTTCTAATCTGTCCGTCGTAAAAAAAATCCATTATTTTTTAAATCCGTGTGTAAATGCTTTTTCATCGCCCTTGGCTGCTGCTGCCCTACGATTCTTAATCTTTAGTGCAATAGGCTCCTCTTCCTTTTCAGGCGGACGCCTTTTAACTGTATGTTTCTTACTGCTTGTTCTTGCAAAGCCTAGTATTTCATCTATTCTCATTATTCATCCGCCTTTGGTCTTAGGGCCTTAGATAGGCTCTGTCTTTCTTTTACGGTTTTACCGTCAATAATCTGTTCATTGGTATTATTAATAAATGATGTTTTTTGTGTTTCTTTTTTCAATTTACCTTCGTAGTCGGCACCCTGTTTGGTATCGCTTTCTCCAAACATTGACATATTTGTTCTCACATCATCCTCCACTTTTGACCAACGTCCTTTCTTAAATATGAATAATCTAGTTGGTTTGTAATCTGTTCTAAGGTGATACTGTCCTTCTCCTGGATTAATAGGAAATGCAATTCCTTGTGTAAACGCAGCACCATTAGGAGGAATACCGTCACCTGTTAAGTATCCAACATACCCACTTCCTTCAGCATTTGCATAAACTGTGTCAGCAGTAATACTGGTGTAGACTTGTTCACCGTTTTCATCGTAAATAGGATCACCATTTTCGTCGGTAGAAGGTATAAGTAAATCGTCTCCGTCTGCGGTAACTAATTCTGCTTTACCTTGCTCATCTCTTTGTAGAGTATAAAACTTAGTTGTATCATATCCACTCTGTGGAGCGTCCTGTTCCGCTTGATTTAGGACTGCATCTGTAATCTGCATTTCTTTTTCGTATGTACTCATAATATCTTTTAGAGTATCTGCAAATTTATAAAACTCGCTGTTTGGCGGTTGTATACCAGAAACTTCCTTGATAACCGTGTAATCATTTCCGTCTGGTCCTTTAATAGTATCTCCTGGATAGTATGTTGATTCTGCATTCCAAGTTCCTTTGAAATTTTCAGAATCAGCAATTTGATCTAATATACCTTTGAATTCTTGTGAATCTACTAGAGGTTTACATTTTGCTCTATATAGATGAGGATACCAAGTGTTTGAAAAACCTTCAGCAGCACGATTCACGTCTTCAATTACATAAAATCTTTTCAATGCAAATTGTAAATCATTAAGGGCAAACTCGTCCTTTAAATGTGGTAATTCTATAACATCACCAGAAATAATTTTCCTGCCAAGTTTTTCAACCGTATCGTTTATATGAAATGTTATAAAAAGTGTATCGTTTTGTAAGAATAATCCAAACTGGCTAAGATTAAAATCAATATCCTGCACGTTGTAAACACCACGCATAACATATACATCAGGATCATATTTTCTATCTCTATTTTCAAGAAATAGCATGTCCTGTATATTAGTTTCGCTTTGTGTGGCATAGTTAGGAGTGGTTGGTGTATCCCCTTGTATAGAATCCCCAGGACCTATATACTTGTGTACTAGAACATCAGTCCCACCCACTTGAAACATTTCCCAAACAGTGCGATCTTGAAATTTGTAATCCTTGCCCTTTTCCGGACGATATAAACTTAATCTTGGCATAGTATATGTATTTACCGTTTCTAGCACAAGGCATAAATAGTTATATGAGCCAAATAGATACTAAAAAACAAGAAATATTTGATTACTGTAAGACATTTTTAGGCGATGGAATGATAGATGTCGAGCTTGATCCTGAACACTACGAAACAGCATTAACCAAAGCACTTGGCGTATTTAGGCAAAGAAGTGATAATGCTGTTGAAGAAAGTTACATCACTCTAGTATTAGAAGAGGATCAAAACGAATACACTCTCCCTAAAGAAATACAGCAGGTAAGGCAGATATATCGCAGAAGCGTAGGATCACGAACCG